ACATTCTTTGCAGAAATCGAGAAGTTGCGGACTGAATTGTCGGCACAAATTAGCGAAGTTAAAGCGGAGAACGAAGCCTTGAAAGCTGAGAAAGAAGTTTTAGAAGTTAAGTTAAATGCTCAAGAGGAAGGTGCAGAACCAATCGTTCAAAATCCAGAGCCTGAGCAAAAGCAAGAAGGATTCACATTCGGTCAAAATCGTCCGGAAACAATCCAAGATAGTGTGTATTCAAAAATATTTTCATAACAATTAAATTAATTAATTAAAAAATGGCTACTACAACAAGTATTACCACAACCTACGCCGGTGAATTTTCTAATAAGATTATCGCGGCTGCTTTATTGTCTTCTCCTACTATCGATCGTGGTGGTATTGAAGTAAAACCTAACGTACGTTTCAAGTCAGTTATCAAGCGTGTAGCTACTGACGGAATCTTGAAAGATGCGACTTGTGATTTCGATGCAACATCAACAATCACTTTGACTGAGAAAATTTTACAACCAGAAGAATTCCAAGTTAACTTACAATTATGTAAGAAGGATTTCGCTTCTGATTGGTTGGCAGTTGAGCAAGGATATTCTGCGTTCAAAACTTTGCCTAAGACTTTTGCTGATTTCTTAGTTGCTCACGTTGCTGCTAAAGTTGCTGCAAAGAACGAGACTAACATTTGGGAAGGTGTTACTGCTAACGCTGGAGAATTCAATGGTCTTTCTACTTTATTAGCTGCTGATGCTTCTTTGCCTTCTGCTAACGAAGTTGCTGGAACTACTGTTACTGCTGCAAACGTTATCACTGAGTTAGGTAAGATTGCTGATGCTATCCCTTCTGCATTGTACACTAAGGATGACCTTTACATCTACGTTTCTCAATCAATTGCTCGTTCTTACGTTCGTGCTTTGGGTGGATTCGGTTCTTCAGGTTTAGGTGCTAACGGTACTAACTCAATGGGAACTCAATGGTACAATAATGGATCATTATCATTCGATGGTATCAAGTTATTCGTTGCTGATGGTCTTGCTTCTACTAAAGCTATCGCTGCTCAGAAGTCTAACTTATATTTCGGTACTGGTCTTATCTCTGACTTGACTGAAGTTAAAGTTATCGACATGGCTGACATCGACGGCACAGAACGTTCGCGTAGTAATGCGTATGACTGCTGGAGTTCAATATGGTTTTGCTTCTGACATCGTTACTTACGGTATCACGAACTCAGCTAACTAATTAGGTTAAGGAGGGGCATTAATTTGTCCCTCTTATTTTCAATCTCTAAAATACAAACATTATGTGCGATATTAGCTTAGGTCGGTTAGAGCCTTGCAAGACAAGTGTTGGAGGATTGAAAGCGGTTTATATTATGAACAACGGAGATGCTACTGGCGTTACCTATGATGCAACGGATACGGATGCAATCACAGCAATCGCTGGAACTCCTACGGGATATAAATATGATTTGAAAGGTAACTCATCATTTGAGCAAACAATCAATTCAAGCCGTGAGAACGGAACTACTTTCTTTACGCAAACATTAAATTTAACATTAAAGTCGATTACTGCTAAAGACTTGAAGCAAATCAAGTTATTGGCTTACGGACGTCCACAAATTATCGTTGAAGATAATAACGGTAAATTATTCTATGCTGGTTTAAAGAACGGTATGGAAGTAACTGGTGGAACAATCGTAACGGGTGCGGCAATGGGTGACCTTTCAGGTTTCACTTTGACAATCGTTGGCGAAGAGCCAGTGCCTGCAAACATCATCACTACATCACTTACAACTGCTGGTGTAACGATTGTTGTTGGAACTTAGTTTTAAATTCGAGGTTAAGATGTTGGAAGGCCGGTCAGAGTTACCGGTCTTTCCTTTTTAAAACAAAATCACTTTTTTCGGTTTATAGTATATGATTCTATTAAAGGCGATAGCAACGGCACAAGAAGTGAAGTTTATTCCGACAAGGAGTGGAGTGCCAAATGAATTATTTTTAAGAAACGAAACTACTAACGTAGAAACAAATCAGTACATTGATTGTACTAACGAATCATTTTATAAAAAGTTTTCAGAGGTATTGACTTTAGAAGAAGGTCATTTTTACACTTTGACGATTAAAGAAAATTCTGACAAGACTGCAATTGATAATTTTGCATCAAGAGTAGTGGCAGATTCAGGAACGTATGAAGCGGAGTCGTGTTTATACACTTTCCTTTCATCCTTTGACCATACAAGCACTTTAATCCACAACGATAAGGTATTTGTAACGAATCAAGTTATTGACGATTATAGCGTAAATAAAGACGAATACGTTCAGCATTCGCAAAACATAATTTTCTATGAATAAGAGAAAGGATAATAGTGGTATTCACTTTGTTCCGTTGGAAGCATACTCAGCACCAAAGACATCCGAAAACAATCGTGATGCGTGGGTAGGGTTTGGCGAGGATAACAATTACTTTCAGTTTTTGATTGACCGATACAACGGATCGACAACAAACAACGCAGTAATTAACAATATTAGCAAGTTGATTTATGGTCGTGGCTTAGATGCTACGGATTCAAGCAAGAAGCCAAACGAATATGCTCAAATGATGATGCTATTTCGTAAGGACATTGTAAAGAAAGGAGTTGCTGATTTAAAGATGCTTGGGCAATATGCCTATCAATTGATTTATAACAAATCAAAAGATTCCATTATTCGTGTTGAACATATACCAGTTCAGTTGTTAAGAGCAGAGAAATGTAATAAAAAAGGAGAAATTGAGGCATACTATTATTCAGATAATTGGGAAGATACGAAGAAGTTTGAGCCTAAACGTATTCCGGCTTTTGGTTTCGGGGATAAAACTCTGGAAATCCTTTATGTTGGAAATTACACCGTTGGTCAGAAGTATTACTCGAATGTTGATTATATTGGTGCAATACCTTACGCCAAATTAGAAGAGGAAATTGCTGATTACTTAATTAACGATGTACAGAACGGATTCAGTCCGACAAGCGTTGTTAACTTTAACAATGGTATTCCTGACGAAGAGAAACGTGAGTTAATTAGCCGACAAGTATCTGCTACATTGACTGGATCAAAAGGAAAGAAAGTTGTGGTTTCATTTAATAACGATGAAACGAAAAAGACAACGGTTGATTCTATTCCGTTAAATGATGCGCCTAAGCATTACGAGTATTTAAGCCAAGAAGCACAAGGAAAGATTTTATTAGGTCATGGAGTTGTAAGTGGTTTGCAGTTTGGTATTCCTTCATCTAATGGATTTAGCTCGAATGCGGATGAGTTAAAGAATGCTATTACTTTGTTTGACAACATGGTTATTCGTTATTTCCAAGATACGTTCATAGATGGAATTGAAAAGGTTTTAGCATTTAATAAGATTAGCTTAAATCTTTATTTCAAAACCTTGCAGCCATTGGAGTTCGTTGATTTGAACCCAATCGCTGACAAGGAAACGGCAGAAGAAGAAACTGGAGTTAAGTTATCTGCTCAAACTGATTTTGATCCGGCTGAATATGGCGAAGATATTGATTTGAGTGAGTGGGAATTGATTGATTCTCGTGAGGTTGAAAGTTTAGAAGATGAAGCTCGTTTGGATGCAGAATTAGAGGCGATGAATAATCCTAAAAAATCTTTAATGGCTAAGATTTGGGACTTTGCTTCAGTTAGCACTGGAAGAGCAAGACCTGATTTGAAATCAGCACAAGATGGAAAGTTATTTATGAGTCGTTATAGGTATTCAGGAAATCCATCGCCAGAAAGACAATTTTGCAAGAAAATGATGGCGGCTAATAAGTTATATCGAAAAGAAGATATTGACCGAATGAGTGCGACAACGGTTAATCCGGGCTTTGGTATGGCACCAGAACCAGATCAGCCTTATGATATTTTCTTATGGAAAGGTGGCGGATTGTTAAGTGATGCTTACAATTTCGGAACGTGCAAACATTTCTGGGTGCGTGAAACATATAAAAGATTCACAGACCCAAGACGCAAAGGAGCAGTTCAAATTACTCTAGCACAAGCAAGAAAACAAGGAGAGACTTTAACAGTAAACGATAGAAGAGGTTACATGGCTCCTCATGATATGTAATTATGGAAAATTCTGGAATATATAAAATAACAAGTCCAAGTGGAAAAATTTATATAGGTCAATCTTCAAATATAAATAGAAGAATGATTGAACATAAATATAATTCTAAAACTAAAAATTTAAAATTATATTCTTCTTTTAGAAAATATGGAATTGAGAATCATACAATAGAAATTATTT